GCGCAGCGACGCTGTTTCAAACTGGTGGCGAGATGCCTAACCGTACCTTGGCTGGTGTCAACATCAATCAAGATAACGCCATTACCATCGGCGCTGTCTACGCATCTGTGCGCTTGATCTCAGACGTGATCAGCACGTTGCCCCTAAATACTTTTGTCAACAACAACGATCAGCGTGTGCCTTTCCCAATGCCAGCGTGGTTGGTTGACCCCGAGCCTGATCTTTCTGTTACTCGCGCTGATCACTTTCAAATGGTGCTTGTTTCCCTGCTCATTGACGGCAACGCTTTTGTGCGCAAACTGCGCAACCCGAACACTGGTGAGATTGTTGCCTTGAGTGTTCTAGCACCGCACCGCGTGGACGTCGTGCGCAACAGTGAAGGTCTTATTGAATACAAGATTGACGCTGGTAAGCGCCGTGTTGCCGATGGGGACATGCTGCACATCACTGAGATGCGGCAACCGGGCAAGCTGCGCGGAGTTTCGCGCATTGACACGCTACGCCAAACACTTGGACTCTCTAAAGCACTTGAGGACTTTTCGGCACAATTCTTTGGCAGTGGGTCAACGACTAGCGGCATCATTGAGACACCGCATGAAATGACGCAAGATCAAGCCAAGGATTTGAAAGACAACTGGGAGCGCGAGCATCGAGGTTTGCGCAAGGCGTACCGCCCAGGCATTCTTACTGGTGGCGCTAAGTTTGTGAAAACCGCTGTTGATCCTGATGAAGCACAGATGCTGGGCAGCCGAGAGTTCTCGGTGGAAGAGATCGCGCGCATCTTCAGAATTCCACCGCACCTGTTGCAGTCCACTAAACCCGGCTCAATGTCCTACGCAAGCGTAGAGGAAAACAGCAAGCAGTTTGTGACCTACACGTTGCTGCCGTACATCTCAAAGATAGAGCAAGCATATTCGCCAATGCTCAACGGCGGCGCGTTTATGAAGTTCAATGTTGATGGTTTGCTGCGCGCCAATCTCACGGAACGCTTTGCTGCCTACTCCAGCGCGACTCAGGCCGGATATCTGAGCATTAACGATATCCACCGCCTTGAGGACATGGAGCCTGTCGAAGGCGGCGAGGTTTACCGAGTGCCACTGGCAAACGTTGATCTTGGTGCAGCATCAATCGTTGAACTTGATAAACGTGTGAGCATGGCGGTTCGTTTAATCACTGTTGGATTTGATCCTGCTGCCGCTGCTGTTGCTGTCGGTCTTGATCCCATAACTCACTCAGGACTTCCTAGCGTCCAATTGCAAGGGATTGCCCAGGTTGATCCTGAAGATCCACAAGCCGCATATCAAGTTTGACCGAAAGGTAATGCACATGAATGTTGAATTTAGAAACTTTGACGCAGACATTGTTGAAGTTCGTGCTGCTGAGTCTGGCGATGGAATGACCTTTGGCGGTTTCGCTGCGCGCTACGATTCGCCCAGCTTGCCGCTGCCTTTCATTGAAGTCATTGCTCCCGGCGCTTTTGATCGCTCACTCAAAGCCAAGAATGACGTTCGCGCTTATATCAACCACGATGAGCGCCTAATCCTTGGCAGTACGAGGGCAAAGACCTTGCGCCTTGATAGTCGCTCAGATGGGCTGTATTCGGAGATTGATCTGCCTGACACCAGTTACGCGCGTGACCTTTCTGTAAGCATTGCTCGTGGTGACACTCGCACGATGTCTTTTGGTTTTTCAACGGTCAAAGATGAATGGACTGGGCCAGACAATCGAACACTCAAAGAAGTTCGGTTGCATGAGGTGTCGGTAGTGACCGGCGTTGCCGCTTACTCAGCAACAACCGCATCAGTTCGCAACCTAAGCGTCATTGCATTTCGCACAGAGACTGATGTTGCTGTGCTGACTGACGCAATCGCTGCACTTGAATCTGGTGAGCAACTCACTGATGAGCAAGCAGACGTGCTGCGCACTGTCGTTGATCGCTCATCCCCACAACTTGACATTAAGGAAGTAGCGCCGGCAAATACGCCTGTTGCGCTGCTGATGAAGCAACTAGATTTGATCGCTAAAAAGTACGACCTTTAGTGATCTCGCGTTACAGCGGAGCCGCTGGACGTACCGACGCCGGAGCCGGCGCGGATTGTCAAAACACTCACACTACTTAGAAAGGAATCCATAATGGATTACTTAAAGCAACAGGAAGAACTGCGCCGCAATGCGCTGCATGAAGCTCGCTCAATTCTTGAGCGCGCTGCTGAAGAAAAGCGTGATCTTAACGCTGAAGAAGAAGCATCTTACGTTCGCGCAAACGCTGACATTGATGCTCGCTCTGCTCGCATCGCTGGCCTGATGGAAGATGCAGCCAAGGCTGCTGACATCGAAGCTGCTGTTCGCACCGCACCAGAGGTTCGGGAGGATCGCGCACTGCGTGAAGCTTCTGACTTTGATGTTGTTCGCGCACTCGCATCTGGTGAGATTCGCACTGCAACTTTTGAGCGTCGTGACCTGAACAAGACTGATGACAGTCAAGTTGTTCCTCAGTCGTTCTACGCGATCCTGCAACAGAAAATGCAGTTCCAAGGGCCGATGCTTGACACCAACGTTGTTACCCAACTCAACACCGCATCCGGTGAAGACATCAAGGTTCCCGTTGAAGCATCACGCCCAGCCGCGAGTGCGATTGCTGAGGCAACTGCGATCACTCCACTTGATCCAACCTTCAGCAACATAACACTCCGGTCGCAAAAAGTGGCTGTCCTGACAAAGGTAAGTTCCGAGTTAATTTCCGACTCCGGGATTGACATTGTGTCCTACCTAGCATCCTCATTGGGTAAGTCAATTGGTATTCGTGCCAACGCACTGCTCACGGTTGGTACAGGAACGGTTCAGGCCAATGGTGTTGTCACGGCGTCAAGCCTTGGCGTTACTGGTGCTGCTTCAGTTGTTGGCGTGTTCACTGCTGACAACCTGATTGACCTTGCACACTCGGTTGATTCTGACTATGTGCGCGAAGGTGCAAACTTCATGATGCGTCGCTCAAGCCTTGGCGCGCTCCGTAAGTTGAAGGACACCGCAGGACAGTACCTGTATGTGCCAACAACCTCTGCTGGCAATCCTGACACCTTCGCAGGTTACGGCGTTCTGGAAAACCCAGACATGGTTGCAACTGGTCTTGGCGCGAAGTCTGTTCTGTTTGGCGCTTTCAGTTCCTACCATGTGCGCCAAGTTGGTGGCATCGAAATTGCTCGCAGTGATGATGCGTACTTCAACACCGATGAGGTCGGTTTCCGGGTAACTCTGCGTTTGTGGGGGGATCTCGGCCAGACAGAAAGTGTCCGACACTTTATTGGCAACGCTGCGTAAGCACTGATTAAAACTCCGATGGGCGCAATTGATTCACGGCAGTTGCGCCCATCGGTCTCCACCGACTAATACAACCGTGAACCGTGAAAGGACACCGTGAAGAAACTCACCGCACTGTGGGCAAGTAACGCACCCTGGGCACCTACAGGCTACGGAACGCAAACCGCGCAAGTAACAACGCGCATGGTTGGAGATGGTCATCACGTTGCTGTTGCTGCTAATTACGGGCTTGAGGGAACAGTGAGTGACTGGGAGGGCATGACGGTCTACCCCAAAGGACTTGACGCGTACTCCAATGAAGTTGTCTACCCGTACTGGCAAGAACACAGCAGAGAATTCACTGAAGGTAAACCGATTGTTTTCACGCTCTATGACGCATGGGTCTTTGATCATCCCCGCTGGGATGACATGCCCGTTGTTTGTTGGGTGCCAATTGATCACACGCCAGCACCTGAAAAGGTAATGAAGTTTCTGACCAAACCTAATGTGCGAGCTTTGGCAATGTCACAGTTTGGCGCGCAGCAGATACGCGCTCAAGGTGTTGAGTGTGACTACATTCCACACGCCATTGACACACAAGTATTCAAACCGTCCCACAACATATTGACCGCCAACGGCGTGAAGTCTGGCCGGCAGATAATGAAAGCGCCCAAAGATGCTTTCGTTGTTGGGATCAACAACAACAATAAAGGCAATGCACCCGTTCGCAAATCGTTTGCTGAGCAGTTGCTTGCCTTCTCAATCTTCGCAGCAGACAAGCCTGATGCTTTTCTGTACCTGCATACGGAACGTCACGGCGGGATGGGTGGCATTCCATTTGATCCTTTGATCAAGGCTGTTGGTCTGCGCGATGATCAATTTGAATTTGTGAACCAGTACCAGTATCACAAAGGAATTCCCAGCGAATACCTCGCTGTTATTTATTCCGGCATGGATGTACTACTTGCCCCAACTTTGGGTGAGGGTTTTGGCATCACTGTCATTGATGCTCAATCATGTGGTGTCCCTGTGATTGTCTCTGATTTTAGCGCGCAACCAGAGTTGGTTGGTCATGGCTGGAAAGTGCCGGGGCAACCGCTGTGGGATGTTGCTCAAGCAGCTTGGTTTCAAACTCCAAGTGTCTCAGGCATCGTTGATGCACTTAACCAGGCGTATGAGCAGCGCACCGGCAAACCGTCCATGACTGCCCGGCAATTCGTTGTTGACAACTACGACGCAGACAAAGTGTACGCGCAGAAATGGCGGCCACTACTAACTGATCTAGCAAAGGATTAACCAATGGCGATTGTGAACGGCTACGCTGATCTAGCAACCGTTAAGGCGGCAGCGCGCATCACTGATGACATTGATGACACGCTGCTTGAGTTGGCAATTGAATCAAGCTCACGGCTCATTGACGGTCATTGCCAGCGCCACTTCTATGTGACAACTTCAGAGTCCCGCTATTACGTTGCAGACAATTCCTACGCTTGCACAATTGATGATGTTGCCGGCACTTCAATCGCTGTTCAGACTTCATCTGGTGTTGATGGTGTCTATGACGAAACCTGGACTGCCACTGATTTTCAACGCCAGCCACTCAACAGCATATCCGCAGGGCTGGCATTTCCCACCAACAAACTTATTGCCGTCCAAGATTACTTGTTTCCCACTTCACCTATCGGTGAGACGACTGTGAAGGTCACTGCCGCATTCGGCTTTGCCACAACGATTCCCACCGATGTTGTGCAGGCATGTGTCCTCATGTCTCTACGTCAATTTAAGCGTTTTGACAGTCCGCTAGGGGCAGCGGGCTTTGGTGAAATTGGTATTGTAATGGTTCGCAAGTTTGATCCTGACATCAACGCCATGCTCGCCCCTTACCGTCGCAACGTTGTTGGTGTTGCATGACAACGATGAGCGCAATTCGCGCTGGCATTGCAACCAACCTTGCAACAATCCCAGGGCTGCGCACATCAGCAACGATCCCTGATGACCCAAAGCCACCCATTGCGATTGTTTCCCCTGAATCAATTTCATTTG